TTGGAAAATCCAACGGTGTCACCTTCGTTATTGCAAAATTTCACACCCAGTAAAACGTGTCATTCATTTATTAAAAATGGATTTATACAATATTGTGGTGATTGTCATCATGATCTCAGGAATAAGACTGTTGAATTAAAGCACTATTAGTATGTTTTTTGGTTTAATTAAGAATAAAAGCAAAGAGGAGAAATACAAAATCAAGGTTGGTAAATATTATGCATTGATTGATAACGGGAAATACGCTCCTAAAGGGTCACAACCGGCATTTATAAACACCAGGGTTGTGTTCGCTAATTATTACAATCCTTTTCATCCTGAAGTGGTTGGATTTATTGTCACTAAGGATTACAAATACGGTAAAAAAATACAAGAAAAACGAGTAAATATAAACGATTTCATGAATCCTCAAAATAAACTAATATGGAAGAAATACTAAATTTAATCAAAGACGGTAAGATTACTGATGCACTTGCAAAATTGAAAGCAAATAATATTCCAAAAGCTGAGATTGATAACTTGATTAAGGAATTTAAATTACAGAACAGAGAAATACGTGATACTCAAGTTGGTAAAATACAACAGGATAAAGTCGTTGGTGAGGGTGAACAAAGGAAAGTCGTAAAAAGTGTAAAAACTCCTGCATCTTTTCAAAATAAAATTGTCAATACTTCCACAGCATTTGAATTTGGTAAAGCAGTTACATTGAAGCCAAATGAGAAAAATGCTCTATCTGATGAGATATTAAGATTATGGAGAGTAAATCGAATTGACAGTAAACTTCAGGTCTTAAAGCAACTTCAAAAAAGTGAACGACAAAGTGCATTGTTATTCTATATTCAGGATCTAAAACCAAATAATCTGTTGAATAGAATGATGGGGGCTAACAATAAAAAAGAAATCAAATCCAGGGTATTAGAGAATGAAGAGGGCACTATGTCACCTACATTTGATGCATTGGGTGATATGATATTCTTCACATGGGAATTTGTAACCAAAGATGACAGTGGCAAAAGCATAAATAATGCGTGGATTTATGATGATACAAATCTGTACAAATCTTCAGATGAAGGTGGTACATTATCTTTGATCTCAGATAAGCCAATTTTACCTCATGGTTTTGGGAAAATACCAGTTGTTTATTTGACACAGAGATTTATCGAATGGGATAAAGTTGAGGGTTTGATTGATCGATATGAGGTATCAATATCCAAATTAGGGGCCTCAAATGATTATTCAGGACATCCTATTTTAAAATTTACAGGTGAGGTTGATGGAGCTCCTGAAAAAGATGAGGATGGTAAAGCATTTATATGTAAAATAAAAATTGACGAACATGAAAATGTTATCCAATCAGATGTTGAATTCTTAACACATGATAATGCACCTGAATCAGTTAAGATGGAACAGGACCGGACTGAGAAATTGATATATTCATTGACCCATACTCCGGATATTTCTTTTGAAAACATGAAAGGAATTGGTAATATTGCTGGGGCATCATTAGAATTATTGTTCTTGGATGCTCAGTTAAAGGCATTATTGCATGAAGGTGAAAACAGAACCATTGTTGAGAGAATGATAAACGTACTCATATCCGGTACCATAACCACTACGAATACAGCAATGAAATCATCTGCTGGTAATACATATTTTGATGTACTGTTCAATTCTGTTGTTCCAAGGGACTTAGAAACAATTATTAACACGTTATCAACAGGCTATGAAAATAAAATTATTAGTCAACCCACTGCTGTTGCACACGCTGGTTTAACGAATGATGTTGAGAAAGAATTAGAAACTATTAATGAGTCTGTTGAAAGTCCCCCAGAATAGCTAAAAAGCATATGAGTGGTTGAATTTTTGATATTTTTAATACAATAATGAATTATTTTATATATTTGTTATATAATTTTAAAAATTTAACGCAAAATCAATCAAAATTATGGCTGTAACTACACAGAAGATTAAGGACCGTTTTAAATTACTTTATCCAAGCGTGAACTTATCTGCAAAAAGGTTAGACGAAATTTCGGCTAAACTATCATTAAAACCTGCTGACGATGCCAAAGACGAAGACATCGACACGGTGATCAAAGATTTCAACGACATTTTATCATTTGAAGACATTGCTAAACAAGACGATCGCGAGAGAGGATTAGAGGCAAAGGTCAAGAAAAATGATGATACTAAATCGGAAGCTGAGAAAGCTGAGGAAGCTAAAAAGGCCGCTGAAGCTAAGAAGAAAGCTGACGAATCTCAAAAAGACATGCCTGAATGGGCAAAATCTTTTCAGGAAGGTATCACATCTAAGTTTGATAAAATGAGTGGTGACATTGATTCATTGAAAACAGGTACAGTTGCCGACAAAAAATTGCAAACCGCCAAAGACTTATTTGGGGAATCAGAAATTTTAAAGGATGCTAAACCAGAAATCCAAGAATCTTGGCTTAAAAGAGTTGATCTCAGCTCTGAAACAAGTATTGAGGATCAGGTTAAGGGACTTGAAACTGAGTATTCCACATTAGTTCAAAGCAATGCAGATGGTATCGAAAATGCTTCAGCTCCACCAACGGGGCTACGCACAAAAGGAAAACCCTCTCAAGCACAGATTGATGAAGTGTTGGATCAAATGTAAAAAAAGTTTAATTTAAAACACAATCGAAATGCCAAGTGTAGATTTAACAACGCAAAGCTCGGTCGATACTGCGAATGACTCGATAGTTATTCAAAATATGATCGAAGACATCCCAGGTGGTAGAACACTGGATGCTACAGGTTACGGTGCAGCCGTAGTCGATGGAATTGCTACTTTAGGTGCTATTACAGCTGGTTCAGGTTACACAAATGCTGCTTATACTGATGTTCCGCTTACGGGTGGTACTGGTTCAGGAGCAACAGCAGATATCACCGTTGCAGGTGGTGTCATTACTGTAGTAACTTTGGTGGAACCAGGTAATAACTATACAGTAGCCGATGACTTGAGCGCAGCTGATGCCGATCTAGGTGGTGGTGGTGGAACAGGATTTGAAATCCCTGTTGCTACAATCGCTTCAATAGTGGAACAGCTCGTAATCAAAGCAGGACACGTAATCATCGAGGAGACCTCTTCTGGTGATTTGAAACCTAACCTAATCAAAAATGGAGTTTATGATGCACTAGTTGCAGGTCATACGTACAAAGGAATTTTGTATGCATCCGTTTTACTTGCCAAGCCATTGGCCAGTGTTATGGTTAGAGGTACTATGAACGATGAAGCAGCACAAAATGCCGCTTTACTACCCCCAGTATTAGCCGCTGCAAAAACGGCTTTACCATTAATTAGATTTACTAAAGACTAAATTTTAAAAAATGAACCAATCATTATTTTTTCAATTTGTGGCGACATGGTTTCAAGCGACCATTCAGAGATTAGTAGAGACTACTAATGGTGAAAAAGGGGAATTAAAGTACCTACATACCACGATGCTTAGAAAAGAATTCTCTCCCACTTTAAAATGGGCCTCATTGACTTCAGATGGTCGAATTGTAGCTGCTGATGTAGTTTCATTGGACTCATCTTTGCCTTTGAAAAAGAGAGATTCTATTAGTAAAGTTTCAGGTGATGTACCTAAATTGGGTATGAAACTTTATTTAAACGAACGTACAATGACAGATTTAACAATTCTAAAGAACTCCCCAGGTAATTTAGAAACTCAAATCTTAGCCAAGCTATTTGCTGATGCTAAGAAATGTTATCTCGGTGTCAAAGAACAAATGGAGGCTATGTTTTTAGAGGCCTTATCAACAGGTTTAACAGTAATCGATGACTCAGTAAATGTAGGTGTTGGTATTCGTTTTGACTTTGGTCATCCGGCATCAAGAAAATCTACAGTTGTAGTAGTTTGGAGTGGAAGTGCTACACCTATAACAGATATTTCAAACGTATTGGATACGGTTGATTCACACGGTAATACAGTGAGTTACATGCTTATGAACAGGGCAACCTTTAATAAGTTTATATCTAAGGCTGAGACCAAAGAATTGTTTGCTGCATCTCTTGGATTTGCAGGTGCAAATATTCCTACACCTACCTATGCTCAGATCAATCCAATCATGGAAGCCACTTATGGCTTGACAATTATGATAATTGAGCGATCTATTCAATATGAGAGAGATGGTGTAAGAACATCTGTAAAACCATGGTCAACTGATGCTGTTGTATTCTTAAACACATTGATTGTAGGTACTCATACCTTTGGTAGTTTAGCTGAAGAGAATTTCCCTGTGAAACAGGTTGATTATACTAAAGCTGAAGGTTATATCTTATTGAGTAAGTACTCTAAGAATGATCCTGTCCGGGAATATACATCCTCACAAGCATTATCTTTACCGGTAATCAACAATGTGGATGAGATTTACATCATGGATGTAGAGACAGCAACATAAAATTAGAATAGATGTACAGTGATGCTATCATAAATGAATTAGTTTTAAGGATCGGTTTTGGTAATGGTGAAAAAATAACAATTTCAACAGCCAATAAAACCGGTACATCTGGTAGATTGTTTTCATACTTTCACCAATTGGCTACAGTAGATAATATTTATTCAACTACTGAGAAGATTGCAATAGTGGAAGCTGATTTCAATACCTATTTAGAACAATTAAAAATTGATGGTGTAAAATCTATTTTAACAGCAATATTTGACAGAAATAAATTATACCTGAGTGATTTTGATTATTCGGGTATAATTTCTGAAAGGATACAATTATTTGATGATGCCATAGGTTATGCAGTTGCAATCGCAATTATAGAGCAAATGGTTTCATCTCCCAGAATGAATACTGAGGAACGTAATATTGAAATGACTTACCAACAACTCAAGATTGAATTGGAGGGTGCTCGTAATGAGCATAATCATGTCATAGCCCTTGGGGTAAAAGCGGAACTCATAAGTGTCATTCAAAACATTAAGCTGGTATTATTTCCTAATCCAGCAAGTGTAAGTTCTAAACCTGTTTGGTAATGAATAATATTCTTACAGATCCGATTGGAATTGATGCCAAGATACAGACAATGCAAATCCTTCTATATGACAAATTAGATTGGGCAAACATTGAAATGTATGGTAGGGTTTTTAAGAATAAGGTTGATGGAAAAGTGATTGCACAAGGTTATGGTGAGAATGCTAATGGTGATTATAAAAAAGATGTGTATTTAGATGATACAAAAAATGCAAGTATCTTTTTCGTAGCAGCCGATAATCAAACCACCACTAATGGTGTGCAATTCACAAATGAGGTTAAAATCGTTTTTATGCTTAATTTAAAGGTGTTATATCCAGACATTAATCATAGAGCCGACACAGAGGCACAAAATACAGCGTATGACCTGGTTCACAGCCGTAAGGCTTTCAGAATCAAAAGGATTGAAACTGGATTAGAGAATGTGCTAAACGGATTTGATGTATCATTAAAATCATTGATACGATCTGACTTACAACCTATTCATGTTTTCGGAATTGTTGCTGATGTAAATTATAAAATGAATTCTAATTGTTTAAAAAACTAAAGATATGCCTACATATAATAAAATATGTGGTTCGGATGCCCAAGTCTCGAACACCGGGTTCACAAAACCTGATTGTTTAGAGAGCTTATTGGAACTCCCTATCATTTCAGACGGATATGCATTTGCAACCGTTACAGCATTTGAGACAGTGGCTACTTGGAAAGCGGCTATTGTAGCAAAAAATCTTGTACCACTATTCCAGGCTTATGAAGTAGCGGATGCAAGTACTGAAGACACTTTCTATGAGAGTGGGAACTTCAAGAAAAGAACAGTAAAAGGTGCTGAGATTCTTACAGCTGAGATGTATTTAAGCGTTTGTGCTTATTCAACATTGAAGACATACGAGGATAACAATACTTTTATTGAATTGTTTGAATTTAACGAAGACGGTGACTATTCAGGTGTCTATGATGCTGATGGTGTTCGGGTTCGAGGTAGAAAAATCAAGTCCTTACGTGTAAATCGTATCCGGGCAACGAAAGAGAAAGTACCTTTTGTTACTATCGAAATCGTATTTGATGATAAAGATGATATTTTAGGTGCTGTATTAACTAAATCCGATCTTACCAAAGATGATTTAGATGGTATTTATGATGTTGTATTAGTACAGGAGGGAACTGCATCAGCAACCTCAATCAAGTTTAAAGCATTTTCTTTTTGCGCCGGTGGTGCACAAGTAACTGATTTACTTGATGCTGATCTTGATCTTTTAGATGTAAGTGGAACTACGCATGCTCATACATTTGTAGCTCCTGATTCTGAAGGTATTTATGAATTTACAGGTGTAGCTTTCTTATCTGATTTCACAGTTGTTGGGGTTGGGGTTATTGAGAAGACTGATATCATCTATGAAATTCCTGTGCCACTAACAATAGTTGTAACGTAATGAAAAGTACGTATAAAGGGATAACATTCGCAGAGGGGTATAACCGCTCCTTTGCGAATTTTAAAGAAGAGTTTGGCAAAACTCATATCTTTATGGCAATTCCCGAAAATAAACGGAATGCAGAAATGAAAAAAGTACACGCTAAAGTTTTGAGAGAAACTAAAAAGTGGAGTGCTTCAGATAAGAAAGATTCAAATGGCAACTCTAAAGGATCAGCTGCAAAGGGCAAGAACAGCGACTCCTGAGAGCCAAATAAATCTCATATTTAATTTTATACGTTCTATTGAAAAAGAGTTGGCTGATTTAAATAGAACTCAAATATTTGAATTCAGTACTGATGTTTTCGGCAATGCGCTGGGCTTTTATTCTAAAGCTACAGAGCAAATTACTACAGAGAGAGCATTACTAGGACATCCGGGACCTATAAAAAAAGAAGGAGACCCATTTGACTTAAAGGACACAGGCGTGTTTTTACCAAGTATATTTGCAAGGGTATCCAAGGATTTTGTGTTATTTGGAGCTTCAGACCCCAAAACAGATGATATCATGGATAATCCTAATTTGTTATCCAAAGATATTTTTGGATTGACAGATGTTGCATTGACGAAAGTTATTCAGGAAAAAATATTACCATTTTACCAAAGATCCACAAGAAAAATTTTACGGTTATGATTTACGATTCATTAGACATAATACCATTAAAACTCTTTTTGAAAATACGACAAACAGGGCACATCGAATTATTGTCTGATGAGAAAATCAAGGCTGGTGTATTGGAGGATTTATGGAATGTTTTGAAAGAACAATACGATACAACTTTCTTTGATCATGAAGGTAAGAAAATACTGGATGTAAGCTCACGGGTTGAGATGTTGAATGCAAAGTATAATGCCATTAAGATAGCGGTCCAGTGTCTGCAATTTGACAGGGATTTAGAACTTGAGAATATGATCAGGTACAATCGTTATAAATTGACTGAACAAAATTTCATTGAAGACCTGAAATATATTGATGTTGAGGTTGAGGGAATACTTATCAAAATCAAGCGTTTGGAACAAAACTTACCAAAACACAATAAAAATGACAAAACTACAACTATTGACAGAGTGATATTGGGGTACTGTGCTGTGACCGGATTGATGTATGATACCAATGCAATCACTGTGATACAGTTTGAGGCTCTGAAGAGTTTGTATAATCAGAAGATAGCAGCGATCGAAAATAGTAATGCAAAGATCAAAGCAATAAATAAAAGGAAAAAATAATGGCTGAGGGTACGATTACATTACGGGAAGTTATTGAAAAGGAGGCTCTTGAGTGGGGTGTCAAGTATGCTGAGAATGTTCAAATAGCAATTGATAAGAATGAAGAGTTAAAAAAATCTTCATTGAAATTATTTGAAGCTCAGAAACAACTCCGAAATGTTGACAATGAAAAGAGATTGATTGAACTTCAGAAAAAAATCATTACTGAGAATAAGAAAGCCCTTGAAGCCTATAAAAAACAAGCCACTGCACTAAAGAATAATAAAGGTATCTGGAAAGAACAAATCCAATTAGAGAACAATTTACTAAGTTCCAAGAAGAAAAATGTACTGGCCACTGAGTCAACCAACAGAGCGTTATTAGCCGAGAGAGAAAATTTAAGGAAAACAAATCTTGAAATCAAGCAGAATTTGACTTCTATGGGTAAACTGACAGGGCTCAGGAACCGTGCCAGGCAATCTGTACAGAATTTAAATGCTCAAATAGCCCTGGGCAACCGATTGAGCGATAAAGAACAAAAGGAATTGCGAGAATCAACCGTTGCATTAAAAAAATATGATGCAGCTGTTATAAAAATCAGAAGATCCACAGGACAATTTCAGGATAACGTTGGTAATTACCCGAAACAATTAAGTGCTGCAACATCTACATTAAGGAATTTTACATCTGCATTAGGTTTTACAGCCGGTATTGCCGGTTTTGTTCAGGTAATGAGAAATAGTCTCAAGGTAATGAAGGACTTTGAAAAGCAGACTGCCACACTTTCAGGTATTTTACAAGTCAATCGTGATCAGATGACTGGTTTAACAGAAGATTCTAAACGATTAGGTGAAACAACAGTTAAAACAGCTAGTGAGGTTACAGAACTTCAAATTGCTTTTGCTCGTTTAGGATTTACTCAAGAAGAAATAATTAATCTGACTGAGGCAACAATTCAGGGATCTATTGCAATGAATGCTAATTTAGCAGAAACTGCCAATTTGGTTGGTGCAGTTGTAAACACATTTGATGATTTCTCATCAATCGATGCACCGGAAATACTTGATGTTATGTCGTTGGCCACTGCAAAATCAGCACTTAATTTCCAGAAATTAGAGAGTGGTTTACCTATTGTTGCAGGTGCTGCCAATGCTGCAGGAGTTTCATTCACAAAATTAGTTGCGTTATTAGGTAAATTAGCGGATTCTGGTATCGATACATCTAAATCTGCAACTGCAGTTAGAAATATTTTCATTGAAAGTGCTGCTCAAGGATTGAATTTTGAACAAATCTTAAATAAAATCAAGAATAGTCAGGACAAATTGACTGCTGCGAATGATGAATTTGGTAAGCGTGCGGCTGTATCAGCTTCTGTATTATCAAGTAATATTGATGCTGTAAATGAATTGGATGAATCATTACAAGATGCTGCCGGTACTGCTGAGTCAATGGCTGAAAAAGAATTAGACACTTTGGATGGTGCTTTACAATTATTAAAATCAGCATGGCAAGGAATCATATTGGAACAGGATGCAGCTAATAGTATTACCACTACACTTAAAGAAACCATACAGGATTTGGCTAAGAATTTAAAGCCCATAGTCCAGACATTAGGAAATATTATAAAATCATTCTTGATTTATAAGGCTATTATGATCAGTGTATCATTACTCACCAAGGCATATACAGCATCAATGGTTGCTCTTAAATTTGCAAAAATAGCTTTGTCCGGAGGTATTGCAAAGGCTACAGTAGCGATGAAAGTATTTAATACTACTACTAAAGCAAATCCGATAATTTTAATTATTTCTGCAATAGCCGGTGCAATAGCTATATTTTCTTCATTTGCATTTGGAGTAAAAGAAGCTTCCGATGAATTAAGAGAATTTAATGAAGAGGCTGAAAGGACCGAAACTAGAATTAATAACCTTAGAGGAGATATAAATAAATACGAAAAAGGGATGGATCGATTAAGTATTGCAACAGATGCTTATGGTAAAGTTGAAGATCAATTACGTGAAAAATTAGAAAAAGAAGGTGTAAATATTACTAGGGTCAGAGGAGCAATAAAATTATTAACATCTGCAAGGGGTGATGATGCTGAAGGATTAAATAAACAGATTGATCTTGCAGGAACATTTACTGATTCTCAAAAAAAATACATACGTTCTGCTATTATAAATGCTCAAACATTAAAGAAAATAATAAGTGAAAATTCTGATTTCATATTAAAGCAACAAGAAATAAGAGAGGAAAAATTAACTAAAGCTCAAATAAAAGCTCAGAAAAAACGTGCTAAAGATGCATTTAAACTTGCTGATTTTGAGATAGAACAATCCAAAAAGAAAAATGAATTACTATCAAAAGATGATGAAAAAACTTTAAATCAGAGAATTTCATTTAGTAGAAGAGCTTTACATAATGGATTCCAACAGCTAACACTTGAGAGAGAAAATGCCATTAGAACATCCAAAAAAGGAGTTGATGAACTAAAACTTATAGATGCTAAGTACAATGCAGATCGTGAGGCATTGATACGTGAGAATTCTAAACGAATTGAGAAGATTTTAGCTGATGAATTTGGGAAACTAAAAAAACAAGCCGATGAGGTCAATGCTGTTAGAAATGCTGGATTAGCTAAATCTTTAAAAGAACGTGAAGATCAATTACAAGAGGATTTATCAAAATCTGACTTGACTAATGCAGAAAGGGTAAGGATTATAAAAAAATACGAGGAGGACATTGTTGATATTCGTAGAAAGTCGGCTCAAGAAACAATAAAAATTCAAATCAATCAGGTACGGACCGCACTGTTATCTGACAAATTATCATTTGAACAACGTGCATCTTTAGAACAACAATTGGCATCTTTAAAATTGGCCTTATCAGAAAATACAACAGATGGTATTCTTGATGATATTGAACGTCAGCGTATAGCAGAGGAAAAATTACAAGCATTTAAAGCAGAAAAAATAAAAGAAGCATCCACAGTGATTGCAGATGCATTGAATCTCGATGCTCAGAACTTGAATAATTTGATAACCGGATTAGTTGATGAATTTGATAATGTATTTCAGGGGATCGCAGCTGGATTTGCTGTTTTATCAGATGTAGGTAATGCCGTGTTTCAGGGTAATATAGAAGCCATAGATGAACAGATTGAAGCCTCAGAGAACTTCTATGATAAGCAGTTTGAATTAGCTGAAGGTGATAAAGTTCAACAGGATCTGATACGTGAGGAACAAGAAGAAAAGAGGCTAGAGCTTGAAGAGAAAAAACGTGTTGAGCAGGTTAGACAGGCTAAATTCCAAAAGGCAGCGGCCGCAACTCAAATTGCATTAAACACAGCACAAGCAATTATGGGTATTTGGGCACAAGTACCTAAATTTGATTTTGGTATATCAGCTGGTTTATTAACAGCATTTGTTGCAGCTTTAGGAGCAGCTCAAATCGCAGCTGTATTAGCAAAACCAATACCTAAATATTCAAAAGGTACTGAAAGCCATGCTGGTGGTCCGGCTTTGGTTGCTGAGGACAGACCAGAGGTGATTGAGGAGCCAAACAAGAATCCATATATTGTACATAAACGATCTGTATTGGATTTAGCTAGAGGAACTAAAGTACATTCAAGCATTGGAGATTATGAACAGATTAAGGCTGCTTCAATAATGACCAGCTTTGATATTCAGAGCAATAATTTGAATAATAACGAAAAGACACTCAATTTTAATCAGAACATGGCTTTGGTTGAAGAAATGAGAAAAAACAGAGAGGCACTTGAGAAAAAGAAACTGGAAACATCAGTGATTCAAAATCCTCCTCCTGACATTAATCATCATATATTTAGAATGAAAAATATTTATTGGTCATAATGGGACTTAGATTAACACCACATAACAAGTATCGTTATACGCTTCAGCATAACAACTTCACTCCTCTGATTATAGATGAGCCAGTTGATTATGATACCAGTAAATTGGAGATATCTAGGCATAAAGGTAGTGATGGTATTAATTTTCAACAGAGCAAAAAAATACGGTTCGTTGGTAATGCCAGGACATTCTTGATATTAATTGATCAGTATTATGATATCAAAGCTCAAATTCGATTGTTGGTCGATGTCAGAAACCCAGAAACGAATGATTGGGATCGTGATGAGGAGGGATTCTTAGATATGGAGGGTATGGAGATTGATGAGCAATCAGTTAGCTTACAATTTAACATTAGTGGTTTATCTCAATTGATTAAATCCAGATCATCTCAAAAGATTGAATTGGAACGTTTGACCGATTTGAATGGGAATATAATTGAACCTTTGAAAATTGATAGGATATCTCTTTCAGGCAGGAAAATATTTTTAACGAGTTTACTTGAAACTTTGGATGAAGATAGATTCAGTGATGCATTTAGAATGAATTACCAAGGTGGTAATGTGAGATGGGGTTATATGGCCATACCTACAACAGTTAGTTATTCATCTGATGAGCTTATACATACAACTTTCAAAAATACGTTCTTAGGAGGCACCCAAACAGTTGGAACTACAGGACAGATGTTCTATGCTGTGAGTGATCGGGATAAAACATTGAAATTAAAAATAGCTGTTGATTGTATCATTGAGAATGTAAAAGTAGATGATCTGAGGGATTTCACATTTAGTGTTGATTTAGTCACTTATGAGAATGGAACTTCTTATGATGAGAAAACGAGAACAACATTGTATTCTGTACCTAATCCGTACAATATGCATAATCATAGAATCTTATTTGAATTTGAGGATGAGATTGATATTTTGCAAGGTGAGAGTTTATCACTTCAATGGTATGGAAAAGCTAAATTTGGGGGCACTGTTATATTTGTAGATTATGATGGTGATATGAAAGTTAATTTTTCAAATACTATTGCAACAATTAATGTTGATGAGGATAGTCATGTAGAACCTAGCCAATCAAATTGTTTGTATCCGTTTGAAATGGCTGACCGGATTTTAGAGATAATTACAGGTGAGAAGGACGTTTTAGTTTCAAAGCCACTGGGCCGGACGGAATTAGGTTATGATGAGGATGGTGTAGCCGCTTTAATAGTTGCATACCATGGTCTTTGGGTGCGTGGTTTTGAAAGTGGAGATGAACGCTATAAAGGTATAACTACCTCATGGAAAGAGTTTATGGAGGCTTATTCTGCACTTTGGGGTTTAGGGTATGGTGTTGAGATTATAGACGGCCGTGAGCGTGTTGTAATAGCGGAAAAATCTTATTTTAAAAATCGTAATGTAACTATCAGATTGGGGCAATTCGATGAAAATGGTCAATTCCAATTCACACAGGTTAGTAATGTTCATAGAGCCAGGATAGCTGAAAATTATTATTCCAGTATAGAAGTCGGATCAGAGAAAGGTGGTGAATATGATGAGGTAATGGGATTGGATGAACCAAATGGCAAAAGTAGTTTTTCAACATGCGTTTCAGAGGTGATACAGAATGTTTTACAAATTATTACAAAATATCAAAGAGATTCACTAGGAGAAGAAATTACACGTAGAAAACAGAAAGTTAATTTTGGTACAACTGATACGCCAAGGGATAAAAATATCTTTGTAAAAGATGCAAAACGCAGTAGCACTGATGTATTGGTTGAGCGTTTCTGGCCTGATGATATGGAGAAAGCACCAACTGGTATTTATAATCCGGAAACAGCTACTAATTTGAGGTTATCACAGGTAAATATGATGCTCAGGCATGGTGCGATTATCTCAAGTAGTTTTATCCAATATCCTTATGAATATGTGAGATTTGGTGAATCTACTGCAAATGATAAATTAACAACACAGCTGATAGGAGGCAATGAATATAGTGAAAATGGAGATATACGAAATAGTGATTTGGATAGTGCTATTTCAAACAATTGGTCAATTGAATACGATTATCCAATGAGTTATGAATTAAAACAATTAATCAAAGGTTCAACTGAAATATTAGGTGAAACAATACCGAATTTAAATGGACTTATTGAATTTAAAAATGAATTTGGAGGTATAGAAAGAGCGCATTTTGAGAACATTGTTCTTGAGGATGAGTCAAAGTGGAAAGTAACCGGTTATAACAATAAATAAGATGGCAAAAAGCAAAATAACAATAACGTTTGATAGTATACCTCAAGTTGGTGATCAATTAATTCTAGGTAATAGTTTGTCAAGTACAGATATTGATGAAACATTTGTAGCTTTGAGAATAGCATTTTTTCAATCGACTATCGGCCCTGATGTTGATTTGAGTGCTTTGTATTATCGCAATGCCGTTGGCGTGGATTATAATGGGACAAATTTATATCTTATTACTTTCAATCTAAATGTAGTTACAATTGAAGCAACACAATCAAATACAGTATTTTCAGTTGTTACAAATAATACAGGAGGTAGGGTATTAGTTAGTATTGATAATCAATCTGAAACAGAAGCTATAACGATTGATGATATTTCTTATACTGAAGCTGATTCTGATCCATGTAATAACGTAAAGATAAATGTAACTACAAGCAGACTTGCAACCATAATAAATAAGGGTTCAGGAAATGAAGCTAATGGGAGTAATCCATTTGATTATGATTCTGTGAGGGGTATCAATAAAAGTTTATATGTTGAAGATTCAGACAGTAATAGTGATTCTACATCATTCACTTTACCAGATTATTTATCAGTAAGTAATACAGTTATAAATATAATTAATTCTCCTGATGGTGCTACAATAACAGTTTTGATAACCAATGTTGATGGATTGGTATTAGAATATTCTTTAGACGGTATTACCTGGCAGGATTCCAATGTATTTGGTGGCCAAACTGTTGGTGCCGGTACAATGTATGTAAGAGATCAGTTAGGATGTTCTTTTACAAAAGCCTATGAGGTTTTAGATTTTCAAGCTGGGGATGTTGGTGTGAATGTACCAAATGCTCCACTACCATCAAAAGAAAATAGTTTGAGGTTTAAGGAATTGGTTGTATGGGGTGATTGTGGCGTTTATAAAACAGATGAGAACACACTTAGTTGTGAGGCCGATGTTCCATTGCCGGAAAAAACAATACAACGTTTCCAGACATGTGACACAGCAATAGAAACTCAGATAAAATCAAATTACGATACGATTGTTGTAAAAGTTATAAAAGTTGATGATACCGAGGACATTATACCATTAATAAAAAAATCAAGTCTTTTGAACCAAAATGACAAACGTGATGCCAATGTGTATGATTTAGGTCTAGGGAAAACAGGTATTTATTTTAAATCAGGTAATACCTATGATTACACAACCGGATTGGATAATGGTGATTATGCACTTAATGGTAAATTACCTTATTGGGGCCAATTAGGTGGATGGATAGAAATTGATTCGGCATGGTATGTTATTGAGAATATCATTTATGACAAATCAAAGAAGGCCGATGTTCTTGTAATTACAAATCCTTTTACAGATCCGGAAACAGTAAAAATTGTGGCATCTGTTTACAATAAAGAGAATTTTGAGTACTATGAGTTTGATATTGATATGTCTCAATATTTGGATATTGATTTCTTTGTGGAGATTAAACATACTCATACAAATTTCCCAGATGTTACATTTTTGAGCGAACAGATAAATGTAAAAGTGAGACAAACAGGTACTTTAGAAATGCGATACTGGAACTTACAGGCAACTGAGATATTGTACTCAACCGGTATACAGCATTTAATAAGAATGCCGTTGGTTAAATCAGGTTCTGCAAAGGTTGATGAGAGTGATTTAAATAGAGGTGATGTCAGAACTATTTTGATTGATTCTAAGTTGTATGAATTGAAAGAATTTGAGTTTGAGCCTATGGCCAGTGAAATGATGGTTAAAACCGTCATAGCGCTGTCCTGTGAGGTTGTTAAATTGGATGGTGCGTCATACGTCAAGAATGAAGAGATAGGCCTTGAGGGACCATTAGGTGACACCAATACCTATGTTATTAAGTCAATTCAGGCTAAAGATGGTACATTATTCGAGTTAGCTCCATCAGGTTCATTAAGTGAGACACTTGAATTGCCTGGAATAATTAGTGGTGGTGAAAATGTTGTTGGGTATTAATTTTACCTGAGATCGATTTGATTTGATCTTCAGTGATGTGTAGATGATTTTCAGTGATATGGTTATGAATAACTATCTTTTCTGAGTCATTTGAATCAGGTTCTGAAGTTTTGGCATTGAAGAATAGAGAACCAATAAATTTGCCTATGAGCCAGCCAATAAAGGTGAAAAGAGCAAATATGTAAATAAAAATCATATACAAATATAATTATTTATTTTTGTTAATAACACATAAGACATGACTGATTTAGGAGTAATCGTACAACAATTAAAAGACTTGACTGAGGGCTTTAATACCTTGGTTGCAGGTATTAAGAAAACAACAGCTTTTCCATTCATGACCGATTTCGATAGCTCATCTGCAATAAGAGTTGAGATCGATGGAGGTAGTCAATATATTTTATTGCAACAGATTATTGATGCTGCAGTACTTGATGCAAATAACCCAGGTGAGAATGAAATAGTATCTGGAAATATTGCTCATATTGGAGGTTTTCAGTACAAAACAGTTAATTTGGTATATAGACTTAATAATATTCTGTACTATTCAAATGGTTTGATCGTTGAAATGGCAGGCCCTGATGCAGAAGATAGAATTGATGTTATAAGAGGAGATGATACCGGATTAGTTAGTATATTGCCAGGGATTGCAGATACTCCACCTATTAAAC